TAGTACTAAAAATGACAAAAAGGAAGATCAAATCTTCATGTGTCATACTGGTTTACTAAATCAACATGAAATAAAATATGATCAAGTTAAGGATTACTTAGTTGACAAAGAAGCACTAATGTATAACTTATACTTAGATGAAAAAGATGCAGATGAACTTCTAGGTTACATGAGAAGTTTTGTACGTGATGTTGATTCTAAGTATGGTAAGGAAAGTATATGAAATCTTGGTTAAGTAAACTTATTAAAGAAGTAGATCTTACTCCTGATGATATCAAAAAGTTAAAACAAGTACAACCTAAAATTACAGGTAGAGCACTACAGAATCGTGTGTTGACTGTATTGAAACCTAAAGATTCTAGTATTGATCTCAAAAAAGTGCAACGTATTATGAGTAAGCACACTAAAAGTAAACCTGTACGACATGGGTTGGGAATAAAGTCAAAACAATGATAAAACATATAATAATTCATACAGCCCTCATCATAGCCCTGTTCTTACCCTCTACTACGTTGGGTATTAAAACAAAGGGTTCTTTCACTACACAGCAGATTAGACTGCTCTGGATGGGATGTTTTCAAGGGGCCAACCTTAAAAGTCCACAAACCCAGGAAGTCAATGGTATGGTGTGTGACTGTATACTAGATAAAACTAGAGAACTATATACTTATCAAGATATAGTAAAAAAGTCAGGTAAGCCTATGCAAGATGAATATAGTAGGTTAGCTGATGTCTGTGTTGATGAACTTGGGTTAATACCTAAATCACGAATAAATATATAGTTATTCATACAACGGACGGAGAGACAATATTATGAATGTACCTGAGTTATCAGACTTCCGTAACTTTCTTTTTGTCGTATGGCGGCATTTAAACCTTCCAGAGCCTACTCCAATACAATATGATATAGCCGAATACCTACAGTCAGATATTAAACGTAGTGTAATCGAGGCGTTCCGTGGTGTTGGCAAAAGTTATATTACAAGTGCTTATTGTTGCCACACACTGTTGTTGGACCCACAGAAAAAGATACTGGTGGTCAGTGCCAGTAAGATCCGTGCTGATGATTTCTCCACATTCACGCAACGGTTGATAAACGAAATGCCCCTTCTTGCCCATCTCCGTCCACGGGAGGGTCAACGTATGTCAAAGATTTCTTTTGATGTGGGTCCAGCTAAAGCATCTCATAGTCCCTCTGTAAAGTCTGTAGGTATTACAGGTCAGTTGGCTGGTAGCCGAGCAGACCTTATTGTAGCAGACGATATAGAGATTCCTAACAACTCTGCAACTCAAACTATGAGAGACAAGATCTCTGAAGCAGTAAAGGAATTTGATGCTATACTAAAACCAGAGGGACGGATATTGTACTTAGGTACACCTCAAACTGAAATGAGTCTGTACGAAATCTTACCCGAAAGAGGATACCAAGTTCGTATATGGCCTTCACGTTATCCTACCGAAAAGCAACGAGAGAAGTATTTCAATCGTCTTGCCCCAACTATAGCGGATACTCTTGATCGTAATCCCTCTTGTGTCAATGAACCTACGGACCCAAAACGATTCAATGAAGATGATTTGACAGAAAGAGAACTGTCATACGGAAGATCAGGATTTAGCCTACAGTTCATGTTAGACACATCCTTGAGTGATGCAGACAGATATCCGCTTAAACTTTCCGATTTGATTATAATGGACCTGGACACAGACAAAGCTCCAGAGAAACCTATATGGACCAAGAGTACAGAGAAACGAATTACAGATCTACCTAATGTTGGTCTACCAGGAGATCACTTTCATGAACCACTAGAAGTTGTAGGTGATTGGATAAACTACACTGGTAGTGTTATGACAATAGATCCTGCTGGTAGAGGACAAGATGAGACTGCCTTTGCTATAGTTAAGATGCTGAATGGTAATCTTTATGTCTTAGACTGTGGTGGACTCCAAGGAGGATATGACAAGAATGTACTCATGTCACTTGCAGTACTCGCTAAGAAACACAAAGTAAACCTCATTAAGGTAGAAAGTAACTTTGGTGATGGTATGTTTAGTGAACTATTTAAACCATACCTTACTAAAATATATCCTGTTACTATAGAAGAAGAAAGATCTAATACTCAGAAAGAACTAAGAATGGTTAGTTCCTTAGAACCTGTAATGAACCAACATAGACTTATAGTAAACAAGAGTATCATATCTACTGACTATAAGTCAATACAAAAGTATCCTGTAGAAAAAGGTACAAGGTATATGTTATTCTATCAGATGTCTCGTCTTACCAAAGACAGAGGTGCGTTAGCCCATGATGATAGACTAGATGCTTTGTCTATGGCAGTACAATACTGGACAGATCAAATGGCAGTAGATGTAGATAAGAAAATAGTAGAACGTAAGGACGAACTTTTGTTTAAAGAGTTAGACCATATGGCAAATTATGTTATAGGAAAAGAACGATTCAAGACTCATAGTAATACTTGGACCAATATTTGGTAAAAAAATGTTAGACCTATAGCGATGACTACAACCAAAGGTTACCCCATGACCGGCCTAGCCTGTAAACTAAAAGTTTACAAAGGGTAGGGGGTGGGACTATTTGTTAATCCTATGTCTTATATAAGACACCACAAGTTAAGTCTTGTATAAGACATAAGATATTCTTTATTCATTTATAATATATCTGTTTTTTTTCTTTTTTATTTTATCCAACTAAAACTAATTTCTTCAATGATATCAGTAGTTTAGCCGTAAGTCACTGATATCATTGATGATCTTTTATTTGATTGGGGGTTTGATCTGTGAAATAATGATATCTAACAAGTTAAACAAATGATTTACTCATTCTTAACTTTGAGTTTGACATTATCATTTTAATCTTATAATTTATTCTTTAAGATATTTATTGATTCAGAAATCGGACAGATCGGAAATCAATAAAAATATATCTTGACAATCTAAATTAAATTAGATTATAATAATACTAAGTTAAACATAAAGTATCTTGAATGATCTTAAGTTTGACTTTCGGTTAGTTCTTTGATAAACTAAATATTATATACTAATAAGTTATATAATAGTATAGATACTAAGGTGATCTTATGAAACATAAAGTAAAACCTTTGGATCTACCAAGAGAATTACGGACCAAGATTTCTGGGGTCTACAATCTCGGAAGATTAGGATCTGAAATTCGTAATGCCAAGCTTTTCAATTCGTCTACACGTAGTAGACAACATAAAAACTTGGTGGGTGGGTCTGAGCCTAAAATCATAAAAGCTCATAAAAAACCAAACAATGGTCTTGATCCTTTTATGAAAAGTTATTAGTATAGTACTACAAGCTCATCATACGGTGGGCTTGTGGATACTATGCAATAATGCTAGTATCGTTTAGTTCTTTGATAATCTAATCTGGAGTATGATATGTATATTCATGCATTGAAAGCGTTACGTGGTCAAGAGATCTCATTCTCAACTCTTGAAACTCTCAAGGTCGGTCAATGGGTCTTCCTTGGCAACAACGGTAAAGCTCAGTACAAAGCCGTGTACTGTGGTAAGATCAACCGTACTGGCGAGCATATCATGTGTGAGCATAAGGGTGAACGTCCTGTCCAGTTCGGAAAACTTGTACGTGTCCACAAGGAATACGTAGAAGAGATGAACGGACCTGGAGCTAAGATGCCCAACTTGCTTGACCATATGCTGACCATTACTGAAAACCACAGGATTGCCGCATGATCAACGCTAAAGCTACTCAGCGTAGACTCAGGGCTACTGTCCGTAATATGCAACAGCTTGCTATTTACAAGGCAGTAGATCCTGAGAGATTAGACAGACGATTGACTCCTGTCCTACAGGACAAGATCGCTAAGTGTGAGGCTACTATAGCCAACACGAAAACCAAACTCAGGGGTATTGGTAATGTCCATGATGTTACCGTACCACAGTCTGAAGATTCATTTCAAAAACATTGGGATAAAATGACATCTTCTGATAAATATTGAGTTGACACTTTAGGTAGACTATGGCAACATGGTCTACCATGAGTATCAACTAACACGACAGAAACCTTGAAGGTCAGCCCGTGTTATGGGATACTACTAGTCGTTCTTTGATAACCTAATAGACGGAGTTGGATATGTTCCAAACACATAATCCATACTGTCGAGAGTTTTCACAGTTTAGTCCAGAGAACATGGAGCAGACCTTTGCATTCATTCAGGCCAGCATCCGTGAACGTACCGACAAGCTGTGGAACATGATGACACTATGGAGACAGTTGGGATTGAACTACGACAGGCTACAATGGGGCAACAAGGGTGATGCCATGCGTTTCATTGATACCAATCGTAATGAAATCTACAAGGACGTTATGAAGGCTATCCGTTCACGCAAGATGGTCACGCACAAGATCATTGATATCGTGTCCGAGATACCAGGATTCGGTGTACCGAAAGCTGGGTTCGCTAGTCAACTCATACATGGTAGCGGTGGATGCCTAGATGTCCACAATCTACGTATGTATAATATTACAGACAACTTCAATGTCAACGGTGTCAGCCCTGCTCTCAAGGCTAAACGCATTGACAACTATGTTCGGATCT